TTTTTTCTTTTTCTCAGACTTAGCTTTATTATCATATTTATTTTTGTTTTCTTGTGCTATTTGCAATTGTTTATCTGCAATTTCTTTTTGTGCTGCTATCTTTTCTCTTTCAATATCATTCTTCTGAGTATCAATATTAATTCTATTAATTTCTTTTTCTCTTTGTAAAGCAACCTGGTCTTGATACTCTTGAGTTTGTCTTATCTCTTTCATAGCATCATTATAGTCAGAAATTTCATTTTTATTAATATCAACCATAGCACCCATACCAGCAGCTCTAATTTCTGCAACAAGAATATCTCTTTGTCTATCTTTCTCTTTCTCAGCAGCAGTAGCATCAAGCTTCATTTGTTCTATTTGTTGTTGTTGTTGAAGTTGTTCTTGTTGCATTTGTTGTGCTTGTTGCATTTCTTGTTGTTTTTGTTGCTGTTGTTTTTGTTCTGATGTTTTAAGAACATTGTTTAATTCAGCAATTGAATCAGACTGTACAACTCTACCTAAGTCATATATTGATGCACCCATTGTATTATTACTCATAGCCATTTGTTTTAATTGCTCAAGTATAGCTCTATGGTTTGCATTTGTAGTAGCAAAAATATTTAAGTCTCTCATTAAAAGATCAGTCCCATTTATTTGGAAGTTAACCTTTTCATCAGCACTGGTTAAATATGTTAACCTTAATGATGGTTTAGTAGAATGATAATACTGTGCTAAATCTGTACGCATCTGGTGTACTCTTGGCATTAGATAATCTGAATGCTGCATAAAATACATTTCTGTTTGAGCATATGATGATTGCAGTGCTTGTTCTACTCCGGTAGCAGTTGTTTGTGATAGCTGTTGTCCCATTCTTTGAGGGTTTACCCCTATTACTTCATAAGCTTGTTGTTTAAAGTGATTAGCTAACTGTATCCTAGACATCAACCTTTCTGTTTGAGTTAAGTCTAATAGTGCGGTTGACTTAGTATTTCTATCTGAAAATACAGATCCTTCTACTGGAAGTTTACAACCATATAATGTACTATCTCCTTTAAACTGAAACTTGAGTGGTCCAATTTTATTTTTTTGTACACCAAGATATATTGGAGAAAATCCTCCAGGGTTATTCATACCCCAGAAAGATGGTAAGTTTGGTCCTATTTTAACACCGCCCCATGTTTGATTAATCCAAATCCAATCTATATGTTCACCAAATACTAAATTATCTTTTGTTTTATTTTTAAATAATCTAGTATCATATATAGGCTTATCAATTACTTTATAGTCTTCATCTACTATTTCATTTGTAACTTCACCATTTTCAGTAATTTTTGTAAGGTGTCCTACTTTTCTTTGAGACTTCCAATAACCTTGTGTTACTCTTAATAAATATGCAGTACCTTGATCATAGTAATCTTCTCCTTCCATTAGGATTTGATTGATAATATCTCCTCCTTCCCATACTGCTCCAGCCATAGCAGTAGTATACTGACGGTATCCTAATGAAGGCATATTGGTATTCCACTCATGTGTTTTGGTAGCATCATATAAAGTACCATCATTTTGTAAACCACCAATGTTATAACCAGCAGATCTAATTGGATATACAGCTTCTAAATTTTCTAACTGTTCTTCTGTCATTAAATAACCAAACTTATCAATAACATCAGATACAGTCATCATATCTGTTTTACCTACCCAGTTACCTTGTGATATATACCTTACATCCGGGGATTTGTGATAGAATGTAATTACAGGGTTCCAAAGTTCTACTTCATAGTCATCTTCATACATTTTAAAATGCCAGAACTCTCTATCTGTAATAAGCATGTCACGGAAAGCCCTTTCTTCCAACTCATCCATTTTAAATCTTTCAACATCTACTTTATGTTGATGATCAGCCCACTGCTCTATCATAGACCTATAATCTTTTTTAAAGAAAGATTCAATTTCAGGAAGTGATTTAAGGTTTTCAGTAGATAGTTGTTGTTGTGCTTCTTCAGAATTAGGATCAAGCCCTTGTTCTAATAATGCTGATACTATTTCTGTGTGTGCATTAGTAAGAAGAGTGTCCTCAATCATTTTTCTTTTTTCTTCAAGCATCTCATTATATGAGAACTCATCAACTGCTCTATATGTTAATCTTGTGGATCTTTTTGCAAATTCAGCTACTAGAACATTAATAACATTTGGTATAATAGGATAGAACTTTAATTCTAATGCTGAGACATCTTCTTTAGTTAGCACCTCAACAATATCTCTCATTTCATTATCTTCTTCTACTATATAGTCTGATTTATCTATTACACCTTTTGCAAGTTTGTAATTTTTCATCAGCCTGCGGGCATTTCTACGTATTTGTTTCAACCCATTCCATTCAAGCCAGTCCAAATTCCAAGCAGCCCACTCTTCATCTTTTGCTTTTTTAGGTATAAATTGAAGAGGTTGGGTAATACTACCCATTCTATTTTGTTGTGCTTTTGCACCTTTCTTAACCTGTAATGCGTTTAATATTTGCATGTTACTTATTTAAAATTTTTAAATGGGGATTTTTTAAACCCTTGTCCATTTTTATAATATGCTTTTCCCATATGCCTAAATGGACTACTATTTAATTTAAACAAATTTTCTGACTTTTGCAAGTTTTTGGCCACATCATCCATGATTGTTATTTTTGGATAACCTTTGTTTGCTTCCTGTATTCTCATAAATGCAACAAGAGCAGCAAAGGAAACTAGTCTATCCACATTGACTCCATCTGCATATTCTCTCATTTCTTTAATTAGCATAGGATCAGGAAGTCTTTCTATACCATATTTTGTTCTTACTATTGTACCATCTGGTTTTGTTTCCACATCTATTTCCTCTTTACAATATTCTATAGCATAACTAAGAAGGTGTGCTTTAAAAAGAGTCCCTGTATTTTTCCAACCATACTCCTGAAATACATTGGCATTAGATCCAAGATCTTTTAGAAACATAATCTGACCTTTAGGTACTAGATACTTTTGTTTTTTTCTGGATATCATGTACTGAATAAATAGAGATATGTTATTCTCTATAAGTGTCCAGGCATTGTACCATTCTATAATTAACTCTAGCTTCTGATGAGTTTTATTTATATCATCAAATCTACCACACCATGCAGCCACTATTTTACCCTGTTCTACATATGTCTCTGTTTCAACACCAGTAACCTTAGTTACTTGAATTGGAGCTTTCATTACATATATTGAACATAGTGATTCTGAGGTAGTTGTACGGCCCTCTGAAACAGGATCTATAGATGCATAATAGTGTTTTGCAAATTCAGGATTTGGTATTGGTCTTTCCCAAACAACAAGACATCCTGTTTTATCTTCAGTCTTTTTATTAACAGGAAATTCCATTATTGGTCTTTTATTACTTTTGGTGACTACAGGTTTACCATTCTCATCTGTACTAATATCTAAGAATTCATACCCATATTCTTTTTCTTCTATTCTTCTTTCTTGTGCTGCAAGTAAGTGGGTAGGAAATACAGATACTGTTCTATGATCAAATGCTTCTTTAATGTTTCTTGGATGCTGAGATATACGGAGCTGGTAGTCTTCCGGGTTTAGTTCTTTCTTCCATTTATCAAACTGCTCATCTAATGCTTTTAATGCATCTTCTACAAGTGAATTACCATATTCATCTATGTGCGGTGGCATAGACCATTGTTCAGGAATAAATAAACCTGACATACCTATAGTACCTTTATCATCAATCAGGTCTGTTTCTACTGCATATATGTCTTTAGATAATGGATTAAGGATCATATCTCTCAGTGGATTACACTGAGACAAATCACCTACAGATCCTGCAGCTATAAACATACCTGTAGTAATAAGTCCAGATCTCATAGCCGGGCGCATGTATTCATATGTCTGATCCATCTTAGGAGCAATTCCAGCTTCCTCATGAAAGAAGTATTTAACTGGACCCCCTACACCATTTGTTGGATCTTTCTCAAATGACATACCTTGTATAGTACCTTTGAGACCAACCTCATTCTTTCTATCTCCTTTTCTTACCTCAATTTTCTGTTGCCACATCATGACTTTGTCTGGTGACATAGGTCTGTACCATGCAGTATGTTCATTTAGGAATGCAGCATATTCTTGTAAGAACTTCCAGGATCCTTTTTCATTGATATAGTCTTTAAGACTAGCTCCCATCTTGAGAGTAACCCCAGCCTCAAACCATTGCTGATTTATAAACTTACCCATGTGATAGTAAGAAGAAGCTATCTGCCTTTTCTTTAAGATAGCTGAGTGTTTGTAATTAAGTTCTGCTAACAACTCATATAAAGCCATATGATACTGAGCATCCCTGATTTTAGCAAAGCCAAACTGTTGTATCTCTTTATCAAAGATTGGTAGAAAGTTTAACCACATGTAATATTCTCTTGCAAGAAACCATGTGTTATCTCCATCTTTTACTATAATACCTTTACGGCATTTTGTTTTTTGATCATCCCAGTAAGTTATAAAGTCTTTAGATTTAAAGGGAGCTGTAGTATATACTCCATCTTTTTTAAATTTGACTGACTCAGATATGAAAACTTTATTGGTAGTTTCATTGAAGTTGTACTTACCTGGTTCTTTAAA